AATGACACATGTATTTACAATATATATTGTTAATTTGTAAATATAAATTTAATTTATATTATTTAGTTTTATGTTTTATATGTCTTTTAGATTTATGTTTTAAATGTCTTTGAGTTTTATGTTTTATTATTTTTCCTCCTATTTTTTTAAAAAATTTCTTTGTTATATTTGGCATTACAGTTTCTTGCCCACTGAATGTTCTTTTCATTGCACTTTGTTTCATAGCTCTTTGACCTGTACTAGTAGCACTATCAAAATTATTGCTACAACTAGGGTCTATTATAAAAACATTAAAAATTCCAATCTCTACTAATATACTTATTATTTCTTGTAAAGAAATTTCTTTTAAAACTGTAGTTCCATCAGGAAATGTATACCATCTATCTTGAGTAAAATGGTGTCCAGAAAAATACATTTCAATAAAATCTCTATTTATTATATTATAACCTTGAAGTTCACCATTTAATATTTCAATTGAAAATAATTCATCCATATATCGTATGTCTATTTCATATGTTTTATTAAAAAATTGTCCTAGACTATTTGGTTCTATAAATTGTTGTCCTTCTATACTACATAATGTAGAATCTCTATATATAGCTCTACGTTTGTCTTCTTCTTTTTCTTTTTTGTGCAAGTATAAATCCTGAACACGTCTTGCTGGAATACTATCCTTATATACTTTTATTAATTCTCTAGCCATTGTTTCTGGTAAAATGTCAGGGTTTCTCTCAATTAAATCTTTTGCAGCTCTATATTCTAATTTGGTATTTAATCCTGTAGTTCCAGGAATATTAATTGTTAATTTTTGTATTCTTATTTCTTGAGGTGGTATTAATAATTCTGGTGAAGATTTAGTTAGTCCACTACCAAAAACAGCTCCATGAAGATTTATACAAATATAAATTATTTCTTCAGACATATATATAATTATATAAAATTATATAAAATTATATAAAATTATATAAATATTATTAGTAATGGAATTTATTAATAATAAATATAAACTAATAGAAAAAATAGGGGAAGGTTCGTTTGGTTCAATATATAAAGGAGTGAATGTACGTACTAAAGAATTAGTTGCAGTAAAAATAGAATCAATTAATAATGATTATAAATTATTAAAAAATGAATCAATAATATATCAATATTTAATAAATACAATAGGCATACCAAATGTGAAATGGTTTGGCAAAGATAATAATAATTATTATATGGTTATAAATTTATTAGGTGAATCATTGCAATCAATAAAAAACACAAAAGAAACATTCTCTCTTAAACTAGTTTTACAAATAGGAATTCAAATCATTTCAATCTTAAAAACAATACATGATAAAGGGTTGGTTCATAGAGATATAAAACCAGATAATTTTTTAGTAGGTAAAAATGAAAAAAATAAACAAATATATATAATAGATTTTGGTTTTTGTAAAACATATATGAATAATGATGTACATATTAAAATGAAAAATACAAAGAGTGTAATAGGAAGTTTAACATATGCTAGTATAAATGCACATAATTTAATAGAATTAACTCGAAGAGATGATTTAGAATCAGTAGGATATATGTTAATCTATTTTTTAAAAGGTGAATTAGAATGGCAAAAAATAGAAGATACAAAAAAAATATTAAATATGAAACAAAAAATAATTCAGAATGAAAATATACCCAAGATATTATGCAGTTATTTAAAATATATTAGAGGTTTAGAATTTGAAGAAACACCAAACTATATTTTATTAACAGACATATTTAAGAGAGAAATAATTGATATAAATAAATAAGTTAAATAATATGATTTTTAATATATATAATACTAAATGTCATATGATAAAATGAATGATTTTATTGAAACAGTTTTTCACGTTTTTAATAATATTAATAATAAAGCAGATGAAAATAGAGATAAAAGACAAAAATTTATAGCTCTCCTTATTTTAGGATATGTTTCAAATTTAGCTAAATTACATAATATTGATTTAAAACAATTACAAAATTCATCAACTATTAATTTAATACCATTTTTTGAATATATTAATTTTAAAAATATTGAATTATTTGAATTTGATAAAATAAAAATAGAAGATGTTGATACAAGTAAAAGTGAAGATGTTGAACGATTTGTGCTTTCACATGTTTATTATATAACTCAAAAATAATATATTCATTTAAAAATAATATAAAGGTAACACTACATAGTAGAATATAATAGAATGTCATCTAACAAAGACGCTGTTACATCTTCTGCCTCCTCTGAACGTCTAACTGGACGTGTCAAGTGGTTTAATAACAAGACTGGATATGGATTTATTACTGTTACTGATGGTGAACGTTCAGGTTCTGATATTTTTGTTCATCATAGTACTATTGGTGTTTCTAGCCAACAATACAAGTATTTAGTACAAGGCGAGTATGTTGATTTTGATTTGATTTCAACTCAAGGAGGAGCTCATGAGTTTCAAGCTACAAATGTTGTTGGAATTAAAGGTGGAAAGTTGATGTGTGAAACTAGACATGAATTTAAGGTTGCTAGAACTAATTACAAGAGTACACAAGTTTCTGAACCTGTTACAGTATCTAGACAAGATAGAGTTCCAATTACAAATAGACTTAGTGAGGCTAAGCCTACTGTTAGAGCTCGTGGTGAGGGGCCTAGAGACAGTGCAAAGAAGGAATGGACTATTGTAAAGGGTAGACAGTCTGATTCTCAAACACATAGTAAAAGACTTTCTCGTACAAGTAGTTCTTAAAAATGTAAATAGTAAATATTTAGATAAATAGTTTAGAGTTTAAAATAATTATTGCATTTAATTATTTTAAATAGTTATTTTAAAATACTTATTTATATATATAATGTCAGATACAGAAGATAATTCGTTAGCACAGCTTGGTGGCAAAAAGAAAAATGGTCATAAAACAAATTGTAAATGTCCTATTTGTATTAACATGAAACATGCTAATAAAAGTAAATATTTTAAAAGTAAAAAACATAATAAACGTGGCGGTACAAAAAGAAAAAGAAAAGGAGGAGATGAAAAAGATGAAAACTCTTCTTCATCAGAATCTGATGAAGAAAAAGAAGAAGAAGAGACTCAGGAAGAAACTCCTGAGGAAGAAATGAATAAAGATGAACCCGAGGAAGAAATGAATAAAGATGAACCTGAGGAAGAAATGAATGAAGATGAAACAAAAAGTGGTGGACGTAAAAAGAAAAAGAAAAATGGTCATAAAACTAATTGCAAATGTCCTATTTGCAAAAATATGCGAAAAGGAAAACGTGGCGGTGAAGGTGAAGATGAAAGTAAACAAGAAGAGGTAAAAGCAACAGATGAAAATGTAACTAAAGGAGAAGAAGTAAAAGCAACAGATGATGAATATGAAAAAATAATGTCAGGTGGGAAACGTAAACGCACTAGACGTCATAGAAAACAGCGTAAAACACACAAACGTCATAGAAAACGCACACGAAGACATAGACGCCATTAAACATAATCAATATTAATTATAGTTAAATCTATTTAAAGTTTATTTGATAATTTAGATATCAAATGAACACCGTGGTAGATAATGAGGAAACAAATAATATTTGTGAACAATTTGAAGGAATAATTGATAATCTTGGTGTTTTTAAGGGTCAAATAAATAGTCTACAACAACAATTAAGAGTATTAGAAAAAACTGTTAAAAAACAGATGAAGACTTTTAAAAAAAATGCTACTAAAAATAAAAATAAAGGAAATCGTAAACCATCTGGATTTGCAAAACCTAGTAAAGTGACAAATGAATTATGTGAATTTATGAATAAAAAAGAAGGAACTGAAATTGCTCGTACTGAAGTAACTCGTGCTCTTTGTAGTTATATAAAAGAACACAAATTAGAAAATAAAGAAAATAGTAAAATAATAGCACCAGATGACAAATTAAAAATGCTTTTAGGAATTGAGGAAGGACAAGAGTTAACTTATTTTACCATACAAAAATTTATGAATAAACATTTTATTTAATATATAAATAAAATAACACACTATTTAATATGTAAATAATTTTATATATTAAATATATTTAATGTCTTCTATGAGTTTTTCTTTTATTACGTCTTCTCTTTCTTTTAGTCTTACCACCTAAAACATAATTAGATGCAAATTTTACTTTATATTGGTTAATTACATTTTGAACTTCATTTTCACTATTAGCACTAATTAATTTTTCTTTAATTGTTGCCCAATCTTTAGTAGTAGACCCCTTCTTAAGGTTATTATCAATATGTGACATTACTCTACTAAATGCTAGAGAAACACGACCGCTATCTCCATCCTTAAATTTGATTTCTTTATCAGTTACCCAGGGTTTTAAAATAGGTTTTTCAGAAATAATTTCACTCATAGTTTCAGATACAGGTTCAGATACAGGCAAAATATTTGAAATTTTTAATTCGTTAACTTGTTGTTGTATAGTATTCAATTGTGATTGAATATCTTCTAGTTTATCTCCACCTCGCTTTTTTTTGTATGACGCACCATTATAATATATATAGAATATATATTTTTAAAAATTAAATAAATTACCTAAAATTTAATTTTAAACCTATTATTTTGTTTAATATTATTTGAAATACTTTTAATATTGTTAATTCTTTTTACAATATCTTTATTTAGAGATTCTTGATGAATTATCTTATCAAATTTAGTTTTGCCATTTTTAGCCTTAACAAATATTTCTTGTCTAGCCTTTGTACAAGGAACACATATACAACCGTTATCAATATAATGTTCAATTTGAATATCATTAATATATTGATTTTCTAAATAAAGATTAACATAAAATTTATATTCTTCATTTGTATAAGGTATAAAATTATTAGTTATTCTTTTTCCCCAATCTTGTAAATATTGTTTTCTCTCTTGTTCTGAAAAATAAAAATTTAAATATTTACAACCTTTGATAAGGTCAAAATAATTTAAAGGTATTTTATATTCATCTTTAAAATTTTTATATAATTCTGCAATAATTTTGTCAGTAGTTTGATAATCATTTATTAAAATTATCTCTCTTTGAAATATTATAGAGAGAATATTTCCCCATATTTTTGAATCGTATAAACGTAATTTTATATATTTAATATTATTAATTTCTTGAATTGTATATTTTGTTTCAAAATTAAATGAAACTGGATTTTTAATATCATATTTATAAAAATAATGTTCCTCATTAGCTAAGTGAGGAAATAATTTATTAAACCTATCGCAAACACGTTTAATGCTGTATTTATTTATATTTTCTTCTGAATTATTAAAGTGATATGGTGATATCTTTTCAAAAAATTCTGACATTTTTCTCTCAATTGGTGTTCTATAAACATCAATTATATAAACATTATTACCCTTTTTAGAAATATAATTTATAATTTCATTCACAGTGATATTATTAATACCTGTTAAAACATTTAACATAACATCATCA